GCCGGGTAATACTGCCTTTGGTTTTGACCACTTGATGCCCATTGAGTAGTTTGGTCTATTGTTTCACTCCAAGATGGAGATGAAGTTGATTTGTACGTCCCATTTTTTTGATACACTCTTTCATACAAGATATTTGATTTCTCATAAAGATTAACAGATACTATTCTGAATATTCCACCACTTAATAAAATTCTTGCATTAAATGTTAAAAGAATTTCTTCTAATGCTTCGTAATATGATATTGCTTTTAATCCTGTTTTTTCATTGGTATTACATAAGCACTTAGTATTAATAAATGTTTGTGCTAATGGGTCAGTAGTTGAACTAACCGCTGGCATATTAGCCTCGTACCAATTAATAGAATTAGAGTATAGTGAATCTGTTGCTGTTGTTAAATAGTTGTATAATGGAGTTTTTTGAAGTATCTTATAAATCTGTTCATTCACTGATTCTGTTGCTCCCGATTCTGCACTTGAGAATGTTAAGTCCTTGAGTCTTGCAAGTCCATCAGTAGCTACTATATTATAAATTGTTGGATATGAAATATCTTGAACTTGACAAAGGTCTTGCAATACATAACCGACCCAAAATAATGAACCATTTTTAAGAATGTAAACAATAAATCTTTCTTCTTCACCTCTTAATAAAGTATTTGTAAGATATGTTTCTAAGGTAGAATCTTCTACTATAATTGGAATAGTTGCCTTGCTTCCTTTAATTGGGCTGTACCTTTCATCTGATTGAGATTCGTATTCAATAACTAATCCTGTTGCAAGTTTAATAACTGTTCCAGTGCCACTAAATGAGCTGTCCATAATACCTACTTGATAAGTATTACTAAAATGTTCTGAGTATAATAGATTAGTTATTAGTTTAGTTCCCATTATCTTACCCTTGTATTTTGTTGACCTGCTTTTTGAACACTCATTAATAAATCCTGACCAATTAAACGAGTAGTTAAAACCATTGAATTATTGGCAGGTGTGAACCCCGAAAATACATTTCTATTAGATGTACTATTGTCAGGATTTGAAGGTTGAGACCTCGTTCCACCTCCACCTTTTGATGACTCACCTAATGCACCTGCTAACACATTTAATGCAACACCGCCTGCAATTAATGCAGCACCATTTACAGCCGTTAGTGGTGAAAATAACATAGGTACTCCAATTGCTATCATACCTTGTCCAATAGTTGCAGCCAATGAGCCTATCATAGCTTCTGCTGCCGCTCCTACGCTCTCATTTGCGCCTGCTAAATTTGCGCCCGCAATTCTTCCAAATTCAGCAAAGGCATTGCCCAAACCCTCAATTAATATCTCACCAACTTTATCCTTAAATTCTGAAAGTTTTAGTTCCATATTAGTCAAGTTTTGGTCTAATGGCGTGTACATTCCATCTAAACTTTCAGCTAATTGCTCTGATGAATCTAAGATTAAATCCGATATATCATCTATAACAGTAGGGTCAAATTCAACTACTGGATTAAATTTGATTACATTTTTTAAATCTCCAAAATTACTTTTACTATCAGCTTTCGTTTTTTTCCCTGCTGAAACTTTCGCCTCAGCATCAGCTTGAGATTTTTGCGCATCCTCTAATTCTTTAGTCTTTTTAGCAATCAACTCTAAACCTACAATTTCCTGTTTTTTAGTTTCAAGATTCTTTTTAATTATATCTACATCAAGTAAAAGTGATTTACCATTATCAGCCCTTGTTCTACCTGTTTTTTCTAATTCTGAATTATACTTTTCAGCTGTTACTATTTGCTCTTCTAATGCCGCCTTTTCAGCCTTAGCTTGAATTAAACTCGCACCCGCTAAACTTGTTTTATTTTTAATCGCTATTATCTCTAAGTTCAAAGAGCCTACTTTATCATCAACAGCTTTTTTAGCCAATGCCATTTCATCTTTGTATCTCTTTTCTGCCGCTGTTGCTGCATCATTCTTCTCTTTAACCTCAATAAATTTACCTGCTAAAAATCCTACTGCAATAGCAAAAGCACCGATACCTGTTGCTATCATTGCCCCTTTCATTGTCATTAATGCAGGTAATACTTTAGCATTAATAGTTGTTGCAAATGTATCCATGGCATCACCAATTTGACCAATAGCTTGCAGGCCTTGAAGCAATGCCATTGCGCCTTGTACTTTTAAAAGTGCTTGTTCTACTTCTTTTGAAGAATCACCAAACAACGCCATTGCACCCTGAGCCGCTGCGAATCCACCTGCCAATCCTTGACCTAATCCTAATGCTGATGTCAACACAGGTGTATCGCTACTAAATGCCGCTATTTTTGCATTTACTAAGTCTAATTCATCTTTGAATTTTCCTACCCTTTCTGTTGCTTCTAAAAATGCTGCTGAATTAGTTCCTTGACTTAATGCAATCTCATAAGCATCTCTTGCAGTTGCACGATAAGCTTGACGTAAGTTTGAAAATGATTGTTCAGTCTTTTGCGTTGCATCCTTAGCAGCTGTCTGCATTTTTGTTCCTGCATCCTGCACTAATTTTGCAGCATCATTCATTCCAGTTTTTAAGCCTGAAACGTCTGCACCTACTCCAATATTTATATTCTTATCTGCCATTCTATTATGCTTCTGCTAACTTGTTACACATTGCCCAAATTGCTTCATTCTCTTTTATCCATTCAGCCTTAGTTTTTGGTGGCTTCTTATCCCATGGAAAACTTAATACATCTTTAGGACTTAATCCTTTCTTACTATAAGGACTTACCACCATAGTACCTAACCACCTTGTTTGTTCCCATTCTCTTTTCTCGCGTTCAAATTCAAGGTCGTTAAACCCCTTTAATTTCTTCGCAAAAAATATAGGTTCGCATTCCCAAAATTCAACTTCATTCATATTGAGCCTGCCATATGCAATACACTCAATACTTATTAGCCGTTTGGGATGTTTTCCCCTTTACTTTCAATCGTATAAAATGCTGTAATATGTTCAGCCATTTCATTGATAATATCAACTATTGGCTTAACTGAATTACATTCGTCAATCATTGCAACCGCTTCACTTTCTTTTATTTCTTTTGTCGATACAGCCTGAACTAATTTGCCCCAATTATTAGGACTATTAGCCCACTTTGCTAACTCTTGGAATTCTGTAATTCCCGAAACTAAGTATAGCTTTTGCATTACTTTAAAACTGAACTTTACTTCGATTGATTTCTTGTCTGTAAATTGAATTGTTTTCATGTGTGTTATTTGTTTTTTTATCGTGTTATCCAAAAATAATAGTCTTGATGAATGTAATAAACTCCGTCTAATCCTGCCCCTGAATCTATGCCATCAACTTGCCCTTCAAATGTACTACATTGTACGATTGTTCCATCAAGTAATACATCCTCATTAATTATATTTTCTAAAATCTGTCTTACTCTACTCGCTTGTGTGCTTATGTTTGAAAATGAGTTTTGAAATATACTTACTTGAATCCTTACTCTGTCTAATGTGCTTGCTTCTTTCTTGGTATTAGTTGGAGTTGTAGATATAGTATTCAATACTACGAATGGATTAGTAACAGAAACACCTTGAGGTGCTTGAGTTGGATATATTCTATTTGCAAAATATCCGCTTTCGTTAAGTAAATAAAATACTATCTCTATTGGTTCTGCCATTACGCTGCTTCTAATTTTAGTTTATTTCTTTTCGCTATCGCTGTCAATGCTGCTAATACATTATTCTTTAATCTTGCATTAGTAGGGTCACGCATCATATCATAAGTATTACGAATAATCCCCAAAGGTCTTACTTGTCCTGTTGCATAAGTCGCACCATAAGTTCGCCCGCCTTTAGTTGTAAATCCGCCCTTCTTGACATTTGCTCGGTATCTTTCAACAGTTCCATATTCAAGAATGTAAGCTAAGTTTCCACCCGCTCCCCAACGTGGTCCGATGTAGTAAGCAAAGTACATTCCTGTACCTTTTCTTTTCCTTTGAAATGCCTGAACAGAATCTCCTATGTGGACATCCATTGACTTCTTACCTGTCTTAGTTCTGTGAGGTTCATACGCACTCTTTAATGCTTGCACTATTGGGTCGGCTGCTAACTTTACTGCTTGGTCAATATCTTTTGAATCTAAGCTATTCCCTAATCTCCCAAGCTTATCAACTAAGGCATCAATACCTTTTACTTTAAAGTTTATCATTGTGAATCTTTGCTTACCGCTGTAATTCTATAACCCTCTTTTAAGTTAATTCCAATCTCATCGATTGAAACTATTTCCCAAGTGAAATCATTCCATACAATACGCATCTTTTCATCAATTGTAGTGCCTTGCATTCTGATAGTAAATTCTGCAACTCTTGACGCTACCTTTTCATCAGCTTGTATTGATTCACTCCCGCCTGTTGGCTTGACTTGCGCCCACCTTGTGTATAAGGTAGAATAAGAGCGCACCACTTCGCCAAAACTATTCTGCGTTTCAGAATAATTTTGAATAATGATGCGCTGATTTAGTCTACCTACTTGCATTGATTATGATACTGAACCTGTTGAAGGTGCGCCTGTGATTTCAAATGTTGCTGACCATGTAACAGCATCTTCCATAGGTGCGCTTAAACTGCCAGAAGTGATTAAACAACTTGCTTCATAATACTTATCACCTACTGTTGTTGTTGCCATTCTAACAGTTAATACCGTCTTAGCTACCATTGCAGCATAGGCTTCATCCCATCCCCAAGTTCCTGACTCTTCAAAAACTCCTTCGAAGTCAAAGCTACCTGAACCTTGACCATAGATTGATTCTTTCCAACCTGCGCTATCCTTATTGGATACGTCAATAGTTGCACGACTAATATTAAAGGTATTTGATTTACCTTTTGCTACATTTGTTCCCCCTACTTTTAATACTAAGGCTGTTCCATTTAATGCTGCCATATTCTTATTTTTTTATTTATTATAAATCTGTTAATAATACAATTCCGCTTGCACTTGCTGACCCTGTGCTAAATACCTTCTTAACCTCAACAGGATAAGGTACACCTGCTGCAATATAGACATCCTGCGCTCCCATTGGTGCAACTGTTGTTGTATTGGTATCAAAGTGAGCCGCTGGCAATACTCTATAAGTTCCCGAAGTTGTCACACTAATAAAGCCTGTCTTACGAATTGCTGAATTAAATTGTTTTGTTTCCCTCCAACTTGGCAAGGTAGTAGTTGCACCTGTTAAGTCTATTGCACTACCTGAATAAGTTAGTGATACTTGAAAGTCATTTCCTGAAACACCTACAACAAACAACTCAGTATTGATAGCTAATCCTGTACCTGTAATTGTTCCTAATGAATCAAATACAATGATGTCACCATTAGCTAATCCACTACCTGCTAATGTTAATGTATTAGCCGCTAAACTTGCAGCGGTTGCTGTCTGTTGTACTTGTGGATT